TCATTCTTTCGTGGCCAGTCAATGCGGCCTGTATCAACGGTTGACATGGGGCTGCACTCCATTCTGAACTTGGCGCGGATTGTCCGCTCGTTGTTGCGCCTGAACGTCAGGCAGTATTCAAGCCGCCGCAAAACGTACCCTAGAACCATTTGGTTAGAGATTACAGGGCTTGGCATTCTCGCTCCATGATTGATAGTTGCGCCTCAAGTTCTGCGATGCGCGCGGCCTGAACTTTGCAGGGGCGGTCAACCATTTGCGCAGGCTTGGGGCTTATGCGATCAACGACCTTATCGACGTACTTAATGACTTCTTCAGGAACCTTTACGATCCTATCACGCGGGCGAACAGCATCCGCAAGCTTGGCTTGCAGGTCCCGAATGTCTCGCTTTAGCTGTTCTTCTCTATCGCTCATGTTCTCACCTGCATGGCGGAGATAAAAAGCGCGTCAATCTGCTCTGGTGTAAACCCGTTCCACCCGCCAAGCGATGCAATTAGCGCGTTGTTGCGCGTGATGACGGTGGCGTACTCCCAAACGATTGCCGCCTCTGGGTCGCCGTCTGCAATCGCCTGCACCTGATCCAGCAAGCCCGCCGCTAGAAGAGCCAGCCGCATTTGCGCGGGACTGCACTGCATGGCCGCGCGGGCATCGGCTAACGCATCTCGCGCAGACGGCGCCACGTATGCAGTCGCGGTTGGTGATAGATCGCCCCATAGATCATGCCCCGGCTCTACGATAACTCCAGACCCATCGTTGCGGGTTGCCAGGATCGCGTCTTGTTCGGCAGATATATACTCTACACTTCTAAACATCACCCGCCTCCATTTATGCGCAATGCGCTGGTGTAAACCTCTGCGTGCGCCGTTATTTCCGTCGTCCCCTGACCTCCCCCGCCTACTAGGTTAAGGTATATCACATCGCCGGTCAAAACAGTAATATCCATGAATGTTGTAGCAGACACGCTATTCAGGACTACAGGACTTCCGCCCACGCGCACCCTCACAAAAGATGCCCGCGCTGAACCTGACTGTGACGCCACAACCGCCCTAAACCGAACCCCCCCAGAGGCAACGGCCCTGTAATGTGATTGCGGGACGGTGACAGTTTCATCTTGAGTAATAGTGGCAGACACAGACGCCCAAAGCAAAACATTTCCAGCAACAGACCCCGAAAACGCCCCCACCTGAATAGGAGGCGCGCCTGCCGCGCCTTCTATAATACCAAGCACGTTTCCCGCATATGCCGCAGCCAGCGTAGCCGTAAATGGGCTATCTGCGTCCACTTCACTTGCGGCGATTGTTCTATAGGTTGCCATTTGTCCGCCTTAAAACATTATATAGGGGCCGCTTCCGTCGGAGAATACACCAGAACCCCCCACAAAGTAAGTGCCTTTAGCTTTCTGCGCCGCGCTGGATGCATCATAATTTGGGCGCGCGTCTTCAGCGATAAAGCCATATCGGCCCGAGAACTCAAAAGTGCGCGCGTTGATCCGCAGATTAGACCCCGAATTGACTTCATCAACCGCCGTGATTTGCATAACCGTGGGCAGGCTTGATCCGTCCTCCGATTGAAGCGCGCGGGTGTCGAGCCTAATAAGCGCCGCCAACTTCACTAAGTCGCGGTCCTTCACGTCTACATCAAACTGAATTTCCTTCGGAATGTCGCGGTATCTGTTTTGAAGACGTGATGCCACTGCGCCTGCCACACTGTCATCACCCGCGCCGAGCCACCGGCTGAACACCTCAAAGGCCGAAGCTTGGTTGTATTCGTTCGGCCCCTCGCTGCTCGCGTCCAGCGGGACAAAGACGCGGCGGAAGTTAGCGCCGCCGGTTGGCGACCCGGTGACGTCAATCTGGCCGTGCCAAAATAAAACGCGGCTAATACGAGCGTCAGTCAGATCCTTGCTGCCTAAGCTGCCCTCAATAATAGACGCGCGGTCCGTGATGTCGGGAATTGTTTCGTCAAAGTCAGCAGGGCGGTTTGCGCGCATACGGATAAGCTGTGCCACGTCATCCCACCAAAACACCACGCCAAACTCGCACAGCTCTGTGATGAGGCTCAAGACGCCCGTGGGCTTCGTGATTACCGCGTTCATGTCAAAACCAGCAAGCCATCGGCCTGCCTCAGTATCCCAGTTTGTCGTGTCCAGCCATGAAGGATCAATGTTTGCGTAATTCTCTAGCAAGTCCGCAACAACATCGGGGATCGTCTGGCCTTCCACAACATAACATTGCTGGAATAGATCATCCTCGGAATGACTGGCAGCGTCGGACCCGCTTAGCCCGCGCCCCGTAATCGTAACAACATCGCCCGCGCGCGTGAATGTGACCACCTCGCTGCCGATCGACGCCTTGCCGCTTGCCGCGTAATCATCGCCAACGGTAGGCGGGGTAAGCGTTACCGTGCCGAGATACGCATCAGTGATGTCAGCGCCTAGCTTGCCTTGGCTTGCAGCTGGTGCCAGCGCTTTTTTATTGTCCGCAAGGTCCAGCACGTCCTTTGCAATGATTGTGACGCGCCCGTTAATGTCCGGCCCGTCCCATTCATCTATGATATAGTTTCGCGTAACCATGCTGGCCAATGCCTGCCCAACATAGCCCTCCTTTACTCGCAGCGCCCTGCCCACATAGTACGGAAACCGCGACCGCAGGCGTCCAAAGAACGTACCGCGCCCGTATGGGTCATAACCTACGCCGCTGGCCAGTGCTGCGCCGCTCTGTCGTTGCGACTGGTACTTATCAAGCAGCAGGTCGCTTTCTAGGAAGTCCTGCAGGTTAATCGTGACCCGCGCCCGCTTGCCTAACGCGCCCGTCCGGCTGTCAGACCCGCCAAGATTGATTGTCGCAGGATTGGTAGTAACCGGCCCCGACATAGCGGGGTAAACCAGCACGCCGCCAGGTATGCCGCTTTGGTTCATTGCAAAGCGGATTGTCTTTGTCCCCTTGGCAAAATTCGGCTTGTCTTGGCACGTCTTGAACGTGTTAAAGCACTTCGCCGCGCCGTCCGTTCCGAGAACAGCGGTGCAAGCGCCTGTGCCATAGACCAGATCGCAATAGTCGATGTCGATCGCTACAATTTGCAGCGGCTCAAGACTAAGCGTCATCGTAAAACCTCATAGCCATATCAAACGCCATTCGCGCTTTGGGTCCGGTGTTGCTTGGGGCAATTACGCCGCCCGACCGCCAAGCGTAAAATATATCGCCGTATTTCGTTGGGCGCCATGCCCAGAAGAACCCGCCGCCGGTGTTGAAGTGACGCTGGAACGCCTTCCATGCATCTGCGCGAAGATAGCTATCCTCTACCAGCGTCAGGGACGCCGCCGCCGTCGATCCTTTGCGCACGACAGACGATCCAAGCAGGTTCCCGCCCTCAGACACCCGCGATTGCAGATCAACCACGTTGGCCGTAATTGGTGGTGCATAGCCCTGATATATTGTGCGAGGTAACGTGACGGGATTGCCCAGAAAGAACACGCCGATTTCAAGGTTGGCAGTAACGCTTGTGGCGTATATCCGCCAAAACCGTGCTGATACCGCAGCGAAGTAAAACGCAACGGCTTGATTGTCGGCTGGAACCGCTGGCCCAGATCCGCTATCACTCCATGCGTCGCCTGCCAAAACCTTGTACTGAATGCGAAACGCGCCCGCTACATCGCCCGCATTGTGCGCCGCGACCGAGGCAAAAGAGATGGATGTATTGCTGCCCAAGTCTATCTCTATGCTTGCCTGACTGGAGCCGTCTGGCGTTATAACCGCCCGATCATACGTTGTGCCTGTGACTGCAAACGCCCGCGACTGAACCACCGCGCCAATACCCGTTGGGGATGTACCAGACGCCAGATTATCCCACGCTATAACGGGGTTGTTTGACGTGCCTGCCGTGGATAGCGTCGATGCCAAGCCGGGGCTGATATAAATGCTCATGTCGCAAAACTCACTCTTAGGCCACGATCGCCAGCTTCGTCTTGCAGCTTGTTAAACAGGCTTGTGACCATGCTGCCGTTAAACAGGTCATTAGCCCCAAAGCCCGTTACCCGCGCTTCTAGCGGGGCTTGTGGTGGTGCTGTTGCTGCCGATGCGCCGCCTGCGCTACCGCCGCCGCCGCCGCCTCCAGACCCGCTTGGGGATTGGCTGGCAATGCTGGCAATCATCGCGCCCGTTTGCGCAAGTGATACCGCCGCAAGAGCCGCGCCAAGAACAGGCCCGCCCTTTGCGGCCCCGTATTTATAGCTTTCGACCGCCGCTTCATAGCCCGATATCGTAGCCCGTGCGATTGCCGCCGCCTGTCCGATCTTAAACAGCTTGGCATTGCTTGTCTGCATAAGGCCTGCCACCCGATCAAGCACGTTTTTTGTAACTTCCATTTCTTGGCCTTTGATCTTGCCAAGCTTTTCTTGATGCTCGGCCTCAAGGCGCAGCTTTTGCTCGTCATATTCCGCGCGCGTAATCAACTCCGCGTCAAGTGCCGCACGCAATGTTTCATCGCCCGCCTCATACCATTCCTGCACAGTCTCGGCTTCGGTCATCATGCCCTGCGTCAATGCGTCGAGGCGCGCCTGCATTTCGTCCGTGACAGCACCCGCGCTACCTACGCCAGCGGTTGGGCCGCCGCCACCACCGCCACCTGTGCCCGTGCCGGGTGCGGTTGGCGTAATGGGCACGCCCGGAATAATTGGAGTAACTACTAGCGGATCGCGCGACCCATCGTCGGGGCCGGGAGATTGGCCAGTATCAACGGACATTGCCGCACGCAGCGCTTCCATAGATGCCAAGGGAGCGCCTGACATATCGGTCAACTGCCCGGCTAGGCCTCTAAGCGCCTCGGCACTAGCGCCTGCCTCTGCTTTCATGCCAGAGATGCGCTCGCTTATTGCGTCAATGCCGCTTGTTGCGCCGGAAAAATCAACGCCGCCGCCAGCGGAAAACGGTGACAAAGCCTCGATGGCAATGCCCGGAATTTTATTTAGGCCCGCAACTAAAGAATTTACGCCCTGAACAGCTTTGTTAATAAGTGTTTCAAATCCTGAAATTGCCGCGTTAATCATTGCGGCAACGCCGCTTGTCACCGCCCCGACAGCACTTGCAACCGATTCTGCAATCGCGCCAACCATGCCAAAAAATGCGCTATTCACGTCCTGCACAGTAGCGGACAGGCCCGCGCTCCAAGCGCCTGCCTTCATTGACATGCGATCAAATACCTCAGCCACCACATCACCCACAAGTGATAGTGCCTCGCCAACGCTGCCAAACGTGTCCCGTATGCGCCCAACAAGAATCGAAATGCCAGCAACGGCAAGGGTTGCCGCAGCAACAGCCAGAGTGATTGGCCCGCCCATAAGCGCTAGAACGCCAGTCGCAACCACCGCTGCCGCTGTTACTATTTCAAGGTTTTGAGCAACAAAAACAAGCCCGCTTGCCGCTCCAGCAGTAAGACTTATCAGCCCTTCAAAAGCACCCAATGCAGTGCTCATAAAATCCTCTGAAAATATAACCTTGGCAAGCTGACCAAACGCCGAAACCAGTTTGTCTATTGCTTGAGTTGCTGCGTCTGATTTAGCAAACTCTGAAAACTTGCTTGCAATAAAATCAATCGTTGGTGCAAGTTCTGACGCCAGCTTTAATTGCAAAGATGTAAATGCGCTTCCAATTTGTGAAACCTTTAGGTTTACCCTAATTATTGCTTGAATCATGCTTTCCGAAAGAATATTGCCAGAAGCTTGTGCTGCGTCACCAAACTCAGTCATCGCCCTCCCCCCGTCTCGCAAAAGAGGAATTAGCATCGTGGCGTCACTCGCCATTGACTCCATATAGAAAGTCATCTCTTGCTGGTTGAGGCCTGCGCGCTCTAGGCTCGTGGCAAAAAGCTGCAACGCTTCTGGACCTGATAGCTTTTTGAACTGGTCTATTGTGACGCCAATTTTTGGCGCAATGTTTTCAAAAAAATCAGCCATTGGGCCAGCGCCAGTCGCAAGAAAGTCACCGATTCTATCATTTACGTCCTGAAGTATGTCAGACATTTTTCCAGTGTCTATTCCAACGGTGCGCGCTCCCGCTGCCATACGTTGGAATGCTTCAGGCGTTGCGTTTGATCGCTGTGCTAGTATGTTTATTTCAACACCGGCTTTGATGCCTGCGACAGTCATGGCGGCGAGACTGCCGACAACAGCGCCCGCAGCAACCCCCGCAGCAACGCCTAGCTTTTTAAGGCCAGCGCCCGCCCTGCCTAACGCTCTATCTAGCCCGCTAGAATCGCCGTTGATCTCAACTAGGAGTGGGGGCAGTGCCATGCTTTTTTGCTTCCATCTCGGCGCGTAGGGCTGCGCTGTCTGCCTTTATCGCGTCCAGTTCGTGTTCGCTCATTCCGCCCGCGTAGTCTGTTTTCTGGTGCGGTCGCTTCCACTCAAATTCGTGCAAGATCTCCGAAACGGTCATCCCCCATATATCACCCGGCGATATACCCCAGCCCCGGCAAACGCAGTAGAGCGTATTTATGTCGTGGTCTTCGGGTTCGCCTTGCGCTTCTTGTTCGAGGGCGGCGCCTTTTGGCCCTCTGGCTTTTTTCCAAAGTCCACCGATGGAAGAACTGAACAAATATAGGCCTGTTGGAAGCTGAAGATTTCGGCCTGATCGCCGCCGGTCAGAAAGCCGTAGCTTTCATCTTCTGTGCATTGCCCACCCGCCGCTCGGACCATTTCAAAGTGCACTGCGGCCAGATCCTCAAGATCAACGCCGCCGTTGATACACTTGTTTGCAAGCATAACATTGTTAATTCCGCGCACCTTGATGCGCTTTAGCAATGCCAGAGAGGGAATAAACGTAAGGCTTTCCCCCTCATAATCAAACGACTGTTCCCTAAAAATGCTCATTTACACGGGCGCCTTAGTAATGACGCCGACAGATTGCAGCGTGCCAGAGAATGTTGTCTCGCCGTTGTATGGCGCGCCGATCTGAAAGCCGGATTGGAATTGGAAGTCACCATCCAGTGTGAACAGCCCGCCGATTGTAATTGTCATTGTTTCCTGAGTGCCCGTAAATGCCATGTCGGAAAGCGTGGCG